ACTGATCACTGGCGACACAATGTACGTTCAAAGCAGCGCAGGTACCAGCATTGATACCGTGATGAGCATATTGGAAATCACCTAATGAGTTATATTGGTCTTAATCCTCAGCAAACACTGCTGAATACCAGCACACAGTTCTTCAGTGGCAATTCAGTGGCCACGCAATTCAACCTCAACAGAAGCATAGCATCGGCCAGTGACCTTGATGTAATTGTAGGCAATGTATTAAAAGTACCATTCACTGATTACATAGCAGGTAATGTGGTATTGATTTTTGCCACTCCGCCTGCGTCTGGCAGTGACAACATTGCGGTAACATATCGTGCAGGTGCGCTCAACAGCTTGGATTTAATTTCAGCCAATGCTTTTGGTGCAGGCACAGTGGGTGCGCCCAGTGTGTACTCAGTGGCTGCCAACAATTCAGGACTGTATTGGTCAGACGCCCAAACAGTGATAGTGACCACTGCCGGAGCCAATCGTGCCACATTCAGCGCCAACATTGAAGCCACCAGCAGCACCACAGGAGCCTTGCGTGTCACAGGCGGCGCTGGCATAACCGGCAACTTGTACACTGACGGACAAGTGGTGGTGGGCAGCACCAGTACCAGTACCAGCATTACCACCGGAGCACTGTTGGTAGCCGGCGGTTTAGGAGTGGTAGGCAACATCAATGTGGGCGGCGGACTAACTTGTGTGGGCGACTTTGTGGTCAATGGTAACTTTACCACCACTGGAGTAGACAGTCTTGCAGTGGCAGATCCATTTATCTTTTTGGCTGCAAACAATCCTGGCGACACTTTTGACACCGGCATAGTGGCACAATATTATGATGGTGCCAACACCAGATACAATGGCCTGTTTAGAGACGTGACTGATGCCAAATACAAGTTGTTCACCAATCTACTGACAGCACCTACCACAGTGGTTGATACTACTGATCCCAGTTTTCAACTGACAGATCTGTTACTGGCCAATGTCAGCGCCACTGGCAATGTGGAGGCTGCTTTTATAACTGGCAATGGTTATTTCCTCACTGGAATCTCACAGTTGACCACCACTATATTCAACAGCAATTCTGCTGTGAATATACCAACCATAAATGGCAACATTCTCAGCAATGTTAACAATGTGAACATTGTGACTGTGTCCAGCAACGGTCTGGAAGTGACTGGTGCCATATCTGGATCAACCACTGCCAGCATTACTGGCAATATTGTGGCAGGCAATGTAAACGCAGGCAATACCATCAGTGCTGCAGGCAACATAACCACATTCACAGGCAATCTTTCCGCAGGCAATGCACTGATCACTGGCTTGATCAGTGCTGCAGGCAACGTCACTGGTGGCAATATCATTGGTACCTCAGCGGTGAGCACAGGCGGAAATGTCACTGGTCTCAACATAAAAACCAACGGTTTTGTATCAGCAGCCGGCGATGTATTTGCCAGCAGTATCAATTTGTCTGGCAATTTGAATGTGCCTCTTGATGCCAGCGTCACTGGCAATGTCATAGCTGGCAATGTGTTGAGTTCTGGCATCATGTCAGCCACAGGCAACATACTTGCACCTTATTTCATAGGCAATGGTGCTGCACTCACAGGCATTGATGCCACCAGCATACAGTTTGGCAACAGCAATGTGCGAGTGGTCAGTTCGGCTGGTGATGTGACAGTGACCGTGGCTGGAATAGCCAATATAGCAGTGTTTAGCACTTTGGGTGTTAACTTCTCAGGCACCACAACGGCGGCCAATCTCAGTGCAACTGGCACAGTCACATTTTCTGGCACCACACAAAATATCAACATTGGAACCAGTCAGACCACAGGCACAACCACTGTGGGCGGTTCTGCACAAACTGGAACAATTTTAATTGGACAAAGCACAGGCAGTCAAACTGTGGGCATTGGTAACGGTGTGGCCGGTTCAGGCAGCACAAAGAGCGTTCACATTGGTGAAAACGGTGCTGCCGGCTCAACCACATTGATTGGCATTGGTCCTGTCACAGCAGGCACAGCCGCAGGCACAGCAACATTCAACACTGCCACCACGGTGGTCATTGCCAACACTGGCGGGTCAGCACTGAGTGCAGCTGGCAACATTTCAGGTGGCAACGTTCGCACTGCTGGACAAGTATCAGCTGCAGGAACCATCACTGGCGGTAATGTATTAACTGGCGGATTGATCAGTGCCACTGCCAACATCACTGGTGGTAATCTGATCTCTCTAGGAGCCACCAGCACCACAGGCGCAAGCACTGCAGGCAGTTACAGTGCCACAGGCAACATCACTGGTGGCAACGTGCTAACTGGTGGATTGATCAGTGCCACTGGCAATGTCTCTGGTGGCAACGTCAACACAGCCGGGCGGATCACAGCCACAGGCAACATAACATCTGCTGGCAATGTGATTGCTGGCAATTTGGTCACTGCCAATTTGGTATCTGCTGCCACACTCAGTGCCACAGGCAACCTCATTGCAGGAAACCTCAATGCAGCTGGATTGAGCCTGACCAGCAATGTGGTCAGCAGTTTGAATGTCACAGGCAATGTCACTGGCGGCAATATCAATTCTGCTGCGCTAGTCAGCGCAGTAGGCAACATCATTGCTGGCAACGTGCTGGGCGGCGCCAATGTCAATGCTACCACACACACAGGCACCACAGTTTCAGTCACAGGCTTGATCACAGGCGGCAATGTCACAGCCACCAATTTGACTGGAACTTTGGCCACCGCAGCACAAACCAATGTTACATCACTGGGCACACTCACAGCATTGGCAGTTAGCGGTGCTATCACAGTAAACAGCACCAATGCAGTCACAGCCATCGTGAATGGCGGAACCAACGGTGTGGGCAACATTGGAACTAGCGTGACTGGTTTCAACACAGTGTTTGCCAAAGCAACCACAGCACAATATGCTGACTTGGCCGAGCTGTATGCTGCGGACGCAGAATATGCACCAGGAACAGTGTTGGATTTTGGCGGCGCCAATGAAGTCACATTGAGCATTGGTATCAACAGTGTGCGAGTGGCCGGAGTGGTCAGTACCAATCCTGCTCACTTGATGAACAGCACTTTGCAAAGTGCTCACACTGCGGCTCTTGCGCTGACCGGTCGGGTGCCAACATCAGTGGTAGGAGTCGTGCGCAAAGGCGACATGATGGTCACTGCCGGCGGCGGTGTGGCACAGGCCTGTGCAGAACCCCGAATGGGCAGTGTGATTGGCAAGGCCGCACAAGATCACCCAGGCGGGTCAGGCATGATTGAAATTGTTGTAGGAAGATTATAATGAGTTATTTGGGAAATACGCCACCAATTGGCCAGTATCGAAAGTTGGACAATCTTGTGTTCAATGGTGTGCAGACCACGTTTGCCATGACCATTGATGGTGTCAGTGTCACACCCCCAACTGCGTTTGCCATGATGGTAGTGTTGAATGGTGTACCACAAAACCCTGGTGTTAATTTTTCAATATCAGCAGCTGACCTGAGTTTTGCAGTGGCACCCGTGGCGTTGACTCCTTTCTTTGCATTGATATTTGGAGACACACTATATACAGGCACACCCAGTGATGGCACAGTAACAGACAGCAAGATTGCTGTGGGCACCATCAGTTACAACAAGTTTAGCAGTGTCACTCAGGCAAGATTGACTGCTAATCAGATTATTTTTGGAGTTTAACAATGGCTAGAAAAAGATTATACGAATATTCGTTCACACCAGGTACCAGCGGTCTGGGCACTATCCAAGTGCAAAATCGTTACAACCTGGCAGATTTTCTTGCTGTGTATGATACAACTGCTGATCGAAATATCTACAATTTTGCCGAGCCCACACTAGGCGGTTCTGTTGCATGGGCAGCAGGCACCACTGCAACTTTTCCTGCTGCCTATGCTGGAGTGACCACACTGTCGTTGTATGCCGATACTTCGTCCTTGAACAGTGCAGACGATTTGGCCATATATGTGGAAGACTACAACGGCCTGACCACACAACCCTGGTCATTTGGTGAAGATTCAATTGGTCGGGCTCGTGTGGGTCAACCAGAAAGTTTGATTGACGCTGACTTTGAATATGGCTTGCAAAATACCAAATGGCAAAACGTCAGCTTGATAAATTATGTTCCAGGTTTCTACGAAGACATTGGTGCAGATTTGGTGTTCAACACCAACGGATATGCCACCCTGTTGGCCAGTACCGACTTTATTGCCAGCAACGTGGACACTGCGGTGCGCTTGAGCAACCAAGGCACAGCACCTTGGATTGCCAATGACTTTGCATTGATGATCAGTCAAACACAAGGCAACGTTGCGCCTTTTGTGACCAGTCATCTTACCACTGCTGTGGCCAGTTCAGCTGAACGCACATTCACAGTGGCATCAACCACTGGCCTTACAGCACTGGACAACATTTTGCTGATCGGTCGCCCCACCACAGGCGGCACTACCATTGCTGTGGCCAATATTACCAGCAACGCTACTACCACTGTGAACGTGGCCAACGCTGCCACCATAGTGGCCGGAGCCGGCATTTATGTAATTGCCGAAACCATAACCACCAACGTGTATGAAGTCATGGCTGTGACCAGTGTGGCTGCCAATGCACTCACTGTGGTGCGCCAAAGCAACGGCACCAATTCTGGCGCAGCCAACATCATAATTGGTGCCAACATCTATCCAGTTAGCACCATAGAAATTGCGCAGGTTCAGGAAGTGACCAACGCCACTACTCTGCAACTCAATCGTGGCTGGTACAATATTTCAGCAGCCAACTCATATGCCACAGGTTCTGTGTTCCAACGACTCAGCGGCAACGTGGAATTGGTCAAACACACCACAGTGAGCACAGCAGTCAACGGCAGTCAAGTTATCACTCGCGGACAATTCAACAGCACCATACTCTCTGGTGCCGGAGTTGGATCACCGTTCATTCGCATGACTGGTATTTTCAACGCCACTGGCAACTCCAATATTCCTGAAATAGCAGTGAACTATGCAGACAGTGGGTTGGTCACAGACAACTATGTCAGCACTTTGAACACTGTGAACAGCAATGCTGAGGGTGTAAACCTAGTGAACTTTGCTGAAACCAACAATTTCAGCTACTACCCAAGACGCAACACCAGTTTGGCAGTGGGCTATCCGTTGAATCAAACTGATACCACTGTGCGTCAGGCCTTTCCATACACTGGCGCTGATTTTGATGTCATATCTATGGCCAGCGATGGTGGTAACCCCAGTATCATCACAGTGACCACAACATTTGCTCACGGACTAGTGCCTGGAACTCCTATTCTTTGTGTGCTTAGTTCAGGGACCAACCAATCTTATGCTGAAGGCTCGTTCATTGTGACTGCTGTGCCCAGCACCACCACATTTCAGTACACAGCCAAGGCTGGTGCCGTAGTGGTCAGTCCAGTGGTGGGACAGATCAACATACGTAGCAATGCCAGCTTCTTGCCCAGACCATTTGACGGTGGTGTGATTATTGGACCTGGCAGTCCCACTCGTGGCGCCAGTGCTGTGCGTCAGACCAAAAAGTATTTCCGTTACCAATCAGGTAAAGGCCTGTTGTTCACTTCGGGTACCATGCTGCAACCAACCTTGGATGTGGCAGCAATAACCGCAGCGGGAACTGTGATAGGATCTACCATAACCATCACAACTGATCTTGAACACGGCCTCAATGCCGGAGCTGTGATTGTGCTTAGTGGTATTACCACATCGGGCTACAATCAACCTGCCTACACTGTCACTGCCATTGTCAGCGACCTTTCATTCACCGTGGATGCAATTGCCACCCTGGGCAGTGCCACTCCCACGCTGGGACAACAACCAAGAATCAACGTGTCAGGCTGGCATGGTGCCAGTATCCGTGCCGGCATGTTTGACGACCAAAACGGAATGTTTTGGGAACATGACGGACAGAGCCTGAACACAGTGTTGCGTACTTCAACCAATCAGTTGGCTGGCTTGGTCAGCGTGGGTGTGGGAAGCAACCTGGTCACAGGAGATGGAACTTGTAGATTTGAAGATCAAGTCAACACTGGAGATTTGGTCACAATCAAAGGCATGTCACACTATGTGACCAGCATCTTGAACAACAACAGAATGACAGTGATCCCTCCGTTCCGCGGAGTCACTAACCAAACTCGTGTAAAAATGTGTTTGCGCACTGAATTGCGTGTGAGACAACCCGACTTTAACATCGACAAAATGGACGGAACAGGTCAATCAGGCTACACCATCAACGCCACCAAAATGCAGATGTTGGGTATTGAATACTCATGGTACGGTGCAGGTTATGTGACCTGGATGGTACGCGGTCAAGATGGTAGATTTATTCATGCACATCGTAGACCCAACAACAACTTGAACAACGAAGCATTCATGCGTTCAGGTAACTTGCCAGCACGTTATGAAGCCATCAATGAAACACCCAACAGCAGTCTTGCCAGTGCCATTGACGCCAGTCAGACCACAATCACTCTGGTAGACGCCACAGATTATCCAGCAGCGTCGGTGACTTATCCAGTGTTTGTGATGATTGACAGTGAAGTTATAAAGTATTCTGGCAAAACAGGCAACAATCTAACTGGATGCACACGAGCTGCTACATTTACTCAATGGCAAGAAGGGCAAATTCGCAGTTACACCAGTTCGGCTGCTGTGAGCCATGTGATCAACACTGGTGTGATTTTGATCAGCAATACCTGTACACCCTTGGTAAATCACTGGGGTTCGGCCATTATCATGGACGGCAATTTTGATGGTGACGAAGGCTACAGCTTCCAGTTCAATCGCAGTAACTATGGCCTTCCTGCCACTGTGGGCGCACAACAAGTGGCGTTTGTCATGCGTCTCAGCCCCAGTGTCAGCAATGGTGTGATTGGAGATCTGGGTGTAAAAGATCTTATAAATCGAGCACAGTTGACCCTGGTCAACCTCACACTCAACATCACTGCTGGTAGATTCCTGGTAGCTGGCATCTTGAACCCCAACAACATTGACTCTGCCAACACTGCATGGGCAGGACTGAACAATGCAGGCGGTGGTTTCCAGCCCAGCTTTACACAGTTTTCTACTGCGCCAGTTTTTTCCGGTGCCACTACTGGTGGTGTTCAGTCTGCACCATTGAGTACTGTGGGTGGATTCACACGTTCGGGTTCCAAAGTGGTATTTTCTACCAATCGTAGTTTTGCCAACTTGACTCCAGTGGTAGTATCCAGTGCAGGCACAGGAGCCAATCTCACTGTGCAACTCACAAGAACAGGTACCTCCTATTCAATTACCACCACAGCCATACAGATTCAAAATCCAGGAACAGGCTATGCTGTGGGCGACTCACTGAAAATTCTTGGCAATGTGATAGGTGGATCAACTCCGGCCAACGACTTGTCCTTGATTGTGCAAAACGTCGATGCAGAACTTGTGGGAGGCGAGCGACTGTTTGCCATACCTATTTCAACAACCAATTCTGGTGTGTTGGACCTGACCAATGTCAAACAAATTGGAACCAGTGCTGTTCCTGGCATAGGTACCTATCCCAATGGCCCTGAAGTGTTGGCAGTGACCATTACGGCTTTGACAACCAGCACTACTCCGGTTGGTGAAATACAGTTGCAATTCCAAGAAAGCCAGGCTTAAACGCTGGCAGCAAGATACTGCTCTACAGTGTGTATCTTGTCTTGCACAGTGGTTAAATTCACTGTGTTCCACAGACCTGGATGCATGGGTCGAGGCCAGGTGCCTCGATCAATCCAGGCCCAGCCTAGATGTTCGTGGTTGAGTGTGGGCACAAATTCCTGTGGCACAACACATATCCAAGTATGATATTCAAACACACCGTCAGCTGATGTGAATTTTTCCAACGGTACAAGACGTTGATATTCAGGCATGTGGCCCAGTTCTTCAATGCATTCACGTTCCATTGCACCCAGTAATGTTTCGCCTGATTCTACTTTGCCACCAGGCAAGCCCCAGGTACTGGGATTTTTTGCGTCATTGCGCAAAAGATAAAGATATCTTGAAGTGGCCACACTGCGGAACCAAACTCCCACGGCCTTCACAGTACCAGTCTCCAGGTGCCTCCAGGATACACACCTTGATAGCTTTTGACCCAACTGTCACCAGTCCATTCATACTGTAGACCTGTGGTTATATTTGTGACATATTGGATTTCGTTGGCAGTGCTGGCCATAAACGCCACACGCCAGGCACCGTTGCGATATTCAATGATATCATTGGCATGGGCCACTAGAGGACGACCATTTTCACCTACCCAGGCCTGTGCTGGATCTAGATTGACTCCTGCGCCAGTGTCTTCGGTCAGCAGGTATCTCACACCAGCCAACACACTGTCTTCGGGTCTTGGCCCAGAAGTCAAAGGATTGATCACAGCATCCACAGGTTCCAGGGTGTTCTGTGGGGTGGTATCAATGTCCACACTGTACAATAAAAATCTATCGTCGTTTGGATCCAGAACTACTGTGCCCACAATTTCTGACTCATCGGCCTGAATCAGTCTTATTTGACTTACGCCTGGTCGCAAGGATCCGTACAAATCAATCACAGCAGGCCACAATAGATTGCTGTCAGACACAATGCCTGCAGGGGTCAGCAAGTCATTGCTGGGTTCTTGTGCCAAGTCGCTGGCCTGCAACACTTGAATCTTGTTGCCAATCAACACAGTGGCATAGTTGTAAGGAGTAATAACTTGTCTGGTGCCCAACAACAAATCATTGTTTTGCACAGCATCATTTAGGTCACCTTGAGCGTCATAGATTGAAGCAATTACTCGTTCAATCACGCCCAGTTTCAGTACCTTGGCTGGTGGTGAAATGTAAATTGGCAAACTGAATCTTAAGGTGGCAATATCTATGGGATTGTCAGTGCCCACAGGAATGGTTCTCGAACTCCAAGTTACTTGTTCCAAAAACACCACACTCAAACTGGTCCAGTCAATGTAGTTGTCTGTGCTTTGTATTTCCAAACTGGGGTTGAACATGGTCAACACCTGTTCCAGCAATTGAAGTTTTTGGCTGGTATTGGACGTCCAAATATCCAAGTTGATGGTGAGCTTGTAAGGCACAGGCATGAGTCGTTCCACTGTGAATGCATTGCCTTGAGTGGTTTCATAGCTTTCTGTGGCCGAGTCATAGGTACGTTGCCGAACATTGATTCTGCTGACAAAAGTTGGATCTTGCAAACGTGTTTGCTCGTAGTCCAGGCCAGTGATATAAAATGTCATCAACGGAGTGGAAGGCAAAGCGTTGCGGCTGTTTTCTTGTATGATAGTCTGTGCATTGCGACTGGCATCGCCGTAGCGTACAGGCACACGCAACAAGGCGGCAGCGTTTACACCGTCAGTTTCGTTGCCATATTCTACTTGGAATCCTGAAAAAATTCTAGTGAACTGCAACAGGAATCTGCGTATCTGGGCGTCATAAAAAAATTGTTGCACTTGTGTTCTTTCGTTAGGTGCCAGGTGGTAAGAAGCCGCCCTGATCGCCATTGTCGGCTCTGGGTTTCAATGCTTCACTAAGACTTTGTCTACTTGGAATGTTGCCTAGATCTTTGGTATTCACCGTGGCTGTGTTATTTACAAAACTGCTGCGCAGGCTTTGATTTAGTGG